GTGTTTGGTGACAGATTTAACTCCTGTTTCAGGTCAGATTGGCGATTTATCTACTTTCTCAGTTACTTGGCCTACAACTGGAACTGTCTCCCGCGCAACTGCCTAACTTTTCGGCTAGAGTGATTGTATGAATGAAATAACTCTTACAATCACTTTTGTTGACGGCACTTCTCTAGAAGTTAATACTTCTGCTGGCGATGTCGTTAAATGGGAAGCCTATTTTGATTTAGGCATTGACAAGCTCGAAAAGGCAACTCACCTGCTTTACCTTGCATGGTTGGCTGTTAAGCGACTAAAGAAAACTGGCGAAGAGTTTGATAGTTGGGTTGACCTTGTTTCGACTGTTGGGGTTTCTGACCCAAAAGCCTAAAGCCTTTAGGTGTTGACTCTTTCCATTGGATGATTGCCAATCTTGCTGTTGCAACAGGTATCGCCCCTAGTGTTCTAATGGAAGAGAGTGATCGCATGCTAAACACAATGTTGTTTGCGGTTCAGTATCAAAGGGGCAACAATGGCTGATGACATCGTTTATAACGCTAAAGAAATAGTGAAAGCGTTGAATCAGCTTGAGCCTGGTATGAAGAACGCAATGGTTAAAGAGATGCGCGGTGTTGCTGAGCCTGCCATTACTGCTATTAAGAAAGCTATCCCTAAAGTGGACCCTTTTGAATCTAAGGTTCGCCCTGTTTCCAATACTCGTGGCCGTTTAGGTTGGGGAGTTGGTAAGAAACCTGATGAAGTAAAGTTTAGTTTTAGAACGAAAGCGTCTAAGAAGTTTGCGGTTACTGCTCTTGCTAGTTTGCGTGTCAATTCGCCTGCGACTGCTCTTGCTGATGTTGCCGGTAAAGGTTCGGGTGTCCCTAGAAGGACTGTAACTGATTCTTATACTTGGAAGGGCAGAAGTAGATCTCACCGAGTAACGACTCAGGGAAGGTCAATGATTAGACACTTGAAGAAGAATAATGACAATAACTTTGTTTATCCTAGCGTTGAGAAGTCTCTTCCGCGTGTACAGGCTGAGATAAAATTGATACTTGAGAAGTATGCAGCCAAGGTGAACAGGAAACTTAACTAATGTCAGTTATCGTAAAACTATTATCTAAGTTTGATGATTCGGGCATTAAGAAGGCTAAAGGCTCTTTTGGCGGGTTAAAGAAAACTATCGGGGCTATTGGTATCGGTGTTGGTATCAGCCAAATAACTGATTTGTTGATGGAGTCTGCTAAGGCTGCTTCGGCTGATAAGAAGTCAACTGAGCTGTTAAACACGCAACTTGTTCGTAACGCTAATGCAACGAAAACTCAAATAAAGCAGTCAGACAAGTTTATTGAAAACTTATCTCTGCAAACAGGTATTTTTGATGATGACTTGCGCCCTGCTATGGGAAAAATTGTGCGAGCTACTAAAGATGTTGATAAAGCTCAAGAATTACTAGCCTTATCTCTTGATGCTTCGGCAACTACTGGTCAGCCTTTAGCAAAAGTTTCAACTGCAATTTCTCAAGCCTTTCTAGGTAATAGAAAACAACTTGAAAAACTATTCCCTGCGTTGAAGACAAGCAAGGACTTGTTTGGTGATTTAGAAAAAATTGTTGGTGGGCAGGCGATTGCTCAGGCAGATCCATTCAGCAAGTTCAACAACAGTATGGACATCCTGAAGGAGAAACTTGGGGCAGTAATTTTGCCTTTGATTGAACAGTTTGTTACCGAAATTACTAAACCTGGTGGACTTGTTGAACAGGTTGGTCAGTTCCTAACTGATTTGAGTAACCCTAAAACTAAACCTGGTCAGATGTTTGTTGATATCAAGAACGCGGTCAAGGATGCTTTTGGTTATGTTAAAGAGTTCTTTGCCTTTTTTGGTGATGGTGATGCTGTTGAAGGTTTCAAGAATATTGCGACAGCCCTGATTCAGGCTCTCCCTGCGCTTCTAGCCCTAAAGGGAATTATGATGCTTGCCAGTGCGGGTAAGAGTATCGCTAACCTTGCTAAAGCTATTGCCTTGATGACTGGGGCTGGTGCTGCTGGTGATGGCGGGATTCTTGCTGGCGGTAAAAAGAATAAGGGGTTTAATAAACTGCCCCTTCTTGGTGCGGGTGCGCTTGCAGGTGTTGGTTTGGTGCTGATGACTTCTGGCGATACGATGCAGACAGGGCCAAGAGATTTGACAGGTATTAACCCTAAAACAGGTTATAAAAAAGATATGCCTGCCTTTGGTTCAGGTATTTTTGCTAATGGTAAGTCTTTTGCTGCTCAAACAACAAACAACAACATTACGATTCAAGTTCAATCTGCCGATCCTAAAGCGGTTGTTGATGCTGTTGTTAAATACCAGAAAGCTAATGGCGGGCTACCTTTTGTAACTAGCAGTAAGGGTAGATAATGCCTGTCCCTACATACTTGGTTTATCTCAGTTTTAGTTCTAGCGGTTACATTGATGTTACTTCTTATGCAACTAATGTAACAATAGATCGTGGTAGCCCGCGTATTTTGGATGATACTCAGGTTGGGCAGGCAACAGTAAGTTTTATCAATAACGATAGAACTTTTGACCCGTTCAATACAAGCTCTATTCTTTTTAACCCTATGGGCGGTTATACGCTTGTTCAACCTAACGCTAAAGTGCAGATTTCTTCTGGCGGTGTCGTTATCTTCACTGGTTGGGTTCAAAACTGGGATTTCACGAATGACGAGAAGGGTTTGGATGCTCGTGCAAGCCTGATGGCTACTGATGGTTTAGGTGTCCTTGCTAAAGCTAACTTTAACCCGACTCTTATTACTGCTGCTAATACTGCTGGCCAACTGCCTACTCCTAGAATTGCATCGGCAACCGCAATCTGGGGTTCAACCGCAATCACTGTTTCTATGGCTGGCAGTGCAGGTAAAACTCCTTTAGTTGGGGACACTTTAGATCAGGGGACAACTGTTCTAAGTTATTTGCAGAATGTTGCTAGAACTGAGCCGGCAAACTTTTGGGGGACTAAAGATGGCAACGCTAAATGGGCTGACCGCAGTTATACCAATACGACTTGGAATCCATCCGCATCGTTGAGCTATAACTATCATATAACGGCAGGTTTTTATAATGGCACTGCAACTGATTTATCTAACTGGATTTATTCAACTGAAGGAACTCCTGTTGTAACGACTAACAGTCAGTTCCCTGGCGAGTATGTTTTAGAGTCCGTTTTGTTTGGTAGTGAGCAGGGTTTGCAATATCAGGAAATGGATAAAACTAAATACAAGGCTAACACTGCTTATAGTGTTGCCTTTTGGACTAACGCTGTTGATATCTCTGCTCAAATAAAGTTGCGTTACAAGAACCCTGCAACAGGTGGTTTCCTTGATAGAGCAACTGTTGTTTATGCGAATACTTTTACTAACAGCAATTGGAAGCGCATCGTTATTGAGAATCTTACGACTACTTCTTTCTGCAACTATTTTGAGTTTTTGATTCAAGATATAAATGGAACTTTCCAAATAAAAGATTTAATTATAACCCCAACTTCTTCGGCTTCAAGTATTTATTTTGATGGTGAGCGTTATCAAGAATCAACATCAACTTATTTGAATGAACAGCAACGCCCCTATTGTGGTTGGGTTGGGGAAGAGCGTTTTTCAGATAGCGTGTTTGCGATAACTGTTAAATCTGGAACTGCTGCTGCGACTGCCATCGTGAACTTTGCTGATAATTATGGGCAAGCAACTTTCTTAGGCACTGGTTTGACTATCTATGATTTGCAAGTTCAATACGCTTCTGACCAGTTCTATAATCAGGTGAATGTTGTTCGTGCTTCAGGGGGAACTGTTACAACTCAAAGCACTGCAAGCCAGGCACTCTATGGGATTAGAACTTTTGGGCAAACAGATAATCTAGGTATTAGCCCTGCTAGATCTAGTGCGATGGCTAGTGAGATTTTCGGGCAGTTTGGAAGCCCTGATTATGTTTTGACTAGCTTAGATTTGCAGTTAGAAGATATGGCGGGAACTGCTCAGGCTAGAGTTCAAGCAATTGACCTTTATGACCCTGCAAGAGTTATTTTCAGGCCTTCAAACTCAGGTTCAAACATTGATAAGAGATACACAATCATTAGCATTAAACAAGATTTCAACCCTGAAACGCATAAGGTTTCTTTAGGGTTAGCTCCCTTTGGTGCAGGTATGATTTTGAATTCTACCTATATGGGGATTTTAGATACTCAAAAGGTTGTCTAACATCCCGATAAACTAGACACTTAGGAGAATAAAAAAATGCCATTGAAAACTTGGGCTATCGGTGATGTTCTTACTGCCGCCGATTTGAACACTTATGTTAGTCAGCAGGTTGTTGGAACTTTTGGTTCAACCGCTGTTAGAGCTACTGCTATTGCTACTGCTGTTGCAGGTCAAGTTTCTTATTTGACTGATAAAGACAGAATTGAGCATTATGACGGCACTCAATGGCAACCGCTACCTAGTGCGATGGCTGTTTTCACTGCTACTGGCCCTGCGACTGCTGTTGCTGCTGGTTCTTCAGCGCTTGTATCTGTCGTTTTGCCTGCATCCCGATTCGGGACAACCCCAATTATTTGTGGTTTGAGTTCTACTGGTGCGATGTTCACTCCTGTTGTGAACTCGGTTACTACTGGCACTGCAACTATTGCCTTGGTCAATCAGGGTGGTGTTTCTCAGGCTGCTACCCAGACTTTGTATGGGGTGGCAATTATGATGGCTACTGGAACTGCTGCGGGATAAGGATAAAGATGTTTAGCTGTAAAACTAAAGGTTGCCCTATCAAGGGCGATGAGCATACTCCACCTGCTGAAGGGATGCTTGTTTGTGGTTTGTGTGGTCAGGAGATGACCCCAATTGAGTGAGCAACCTAAACCTACTAACCAAACATTGTTGTTGCAGATTGTCCGCGACATCGAGATTTTAAAAGCAAACTCAATTCAAATACTTGATGCTTCACGCGATCACGAAAACAGGATTAGAGAACTAGAGAAGCAAATAAACCGGAGTGCCTGGATACCTGCTCTAATAACTGCCGTATTAACTTCAGTAAGCGTGTATTTGATTAGTAAAGGATTGAAATGATTACGCCAGGGCTATACAACCTAACTATTTATCAGGGCGCAGATTTTGATAAAACTTTTACTGTCCTTCAATCTGGGACTGCCCTAAACTTTACTGGTTATACTGCTGCCATGCAGATTAGAACTTCTGCTGATGCGACAGCCTTCCTATTGAGTCTAACTAGCGGTTCAGGTATCACTTTGGGGGGAACTGCGGGAACTATTGCTCTAAACATTACTTCAGCTCAATCAAGTGCTTTATCTGCTGGTTCTTTTAGTTACGATTTAGAGTTAAATTCAGGCAGCCAAATAACCCGTATTTTGCAAGGCTCTTGTACAGTGAGCGGAAATGTTACCCGATGACAACATTCAATGTAACTGAATCAACAACAACAGTAACAACAACTAACGATGTTACAACCATCACTATTGATAATGCTGGTATTCAGGGCGCTCAAGGTGCTTCAGGTGTCGTTTCTGTTACTAGCCCTATAACAAACTCAGGCAGTTCAAGTTCAGCAATTATTGGCATAGATCTGACAAACATCGCTCAAACAAACGCTGCTAATGCTTTTACTGTTGGCGGCCAAACTATTACTAACGATGCTGCTGCAACAGTTCCATTGACTGTAAAAGGTGCTTCAGGTCAAAGTGCAAACATTCTGGACATTCAAAACTCTGCTTCAACTAGCGTAAGTGGTTTCGGTAATACAGGTAATCTAAAGGTTAGAACTGCCACTGAGTTCTCTGCCGCCTTAAATGTTGCTGCTGCTTCTAGCTCTCAAATTGGTGCTGTCATTCGTGGTGCTGCATCTCAATCGGCTAACTTGCAGGAATGGCAAAACAGCGGTGGAACAGCGTTAGTAAGTATTTCATCTGCTGGTGTTCTAACTTTGCCTAACGCATCAGTCAATGCTGGTGGAGTAGTCCGTGCAGTTCAGTTATCTACTAACAGCGACTTAATCAAAATTACTCAAGCTAACTCTGGTGCTCAAATTGTTATGACTAAACAAACTGCTGCTGCAACTAATCCAGGTGCATCTCAAGGTGCTTTGTATTTCCGTGATGGCACTAACGCTAATACGCTGAAACTTGTTGTTCGTGCAGGCACAGCAGGCGCAGAAACAACTATTCTTGACAACATTCCTACTACATAAGAAAGAAAAATAATGTCTGATTTTGAAGTATCAAACGAATACAAACTACAAACTCTAAACTCTAGACTTGAGCAGTTAAATGTTGAAGGCTGGCATAATGAAGAAGCCAAAACAGTAAATACTGCTCTTGGTAATGATGATGAAGTTGCCCGCCTAACAGCAAACATTCAAGTTATCAAAGGTGCGATTGTTGCGGTCAAAAAACAGATCGCTGATTTAGCGTAAAAACTGTTTAGATAGACTGCTTTTATGACAACCTATTTTGAGCCGTTTTCGCCTAAAACTCGTGGCGATGAGTTTGGTAATCTAGCTCATTATCGTAATGGCAGACCACATCGCGGGCAAGACTGGAGTCCTAAACTTAGATCTAAAGTCAAGGCGATTACTGATGGGACTGTTTTTGTTTCTACCTGGACTGATGGTTTAGGTTGGATAGTTATTCACTCAACTAAAGATGGTTACTGGGTGCTTTACGCTCACTTGGCCGAGAAGTCTGCGCTAGTGAAGGGCGATAAAGTTGTTGGCGGTAAAACTGTTTTAGGTAAGATTGGAAATACAGGGGCTTTTTCAACAGGTGCGCACTTACACTTGAGCATTGGTAAAGCTAACAAAGATTGGTCAAACCCGAACATTCACTTGAGCGCTTATGAAGATTTGATTGACCCGCTGAAACACATTCTCGAAAATAAAGGAAAATAAATGAACCCGATTGTTGCAAGCTATCTTAGAAGCCTTTTGGCTACTTCTCTAACCGCTATTTTTGCTGTTGGGAAGTTGCCTGTTCTTTTCACTGCTCAAGATTGGCTTATTGTGGCTAATGCAGTCTGGATTTCATTCATTCCGGTCATTATTAGGGCTTTGAACCCTAAAGATGATGGTTTTGGTATCTCTACTCACAAACCTGAATAAAAGCCCGCTACGGGCGTTTTACGGCGTTTTTAGAGTTCTTGCTCTTTCTTTAGTTGCCTGCGCTGTTTAGGTGTTGTTCCACCCCAAATGCCGTAATCTTCAGCCATACCAACTCGAAGGCACTTATCCATCACTGGGCAACGCATACAGATTTGACGGGCAGTGTCTATCGCCAAGTTATACATGTTCGTTGATTGACTAGCCCCGCGAGCAGCCCATTCTTCAGGAAAGAAAACATCAGGCACTTGCTCACATTCAACGCCACCGTTATCCATAATTGCTTCATGTAGTTCGATAGTGGCCTGGTCTAGCCTAAAGTTGTCAGCGGTCATGTTTAGAGTATAGACATGCAAACAATCAATAAAAACAGTTATGAGATACAGGCAAAGTTTCTCGGTAATTTTGAGAACAACAGCCCCGAATGGCATGCGCTTAGAGATGAGCAAGGTGTTATTTCAGGCAGTGAGATCGGCGCAATTTTAGGTTTGTCTCCTTTTACTTCAACAATCACTTTATGGGCGCAAAAGACCGGCAGGCTGCCTTCTAGTTTTGAACCTAATACTGCGATGCGTTTGGGTCAGCTTGTTGAGCCTGCAATTCGCACGCTCTATCAGGAGCAACATCCTAAGCATGATGTTTATGAAGTAGGAACATACGCGCATAAAGAGCAAACTTGGGCGCATGCTAACCCTGATGCTCTCTGCTTTGATGAGCTTGGACTGCCTTATATTCTGGAGATAAAACATACAGCAAACTTTTGGGATAGCGTTCCTGAGCATTATCGCGCGCAAGTGCTTTGGTATATGTGGATTTTTGATGTCAAGCGCTCAGTTTTTGCGGTAGTCAATGCAGGGCGTTACAAGGAATATGAAGTTCTTTGGGATGAGTTTGAGTTTCAGGCTATCTATCACCGAGTTCTTGATTTCCGCACTCGTATCTTTGCTGATGAGCAACCTGATTGGGATGGATCTGACTCAACCTATGAGACGATTAGATCTCTATCCCCTGCCATCGAAACTTTTGATGAAGAGCTTGGCACTCTAGGCATTGAATTGCTAAACGCCCAGGCAGATTTAGAGAAGATTGAAACTCACTTTACTGAGTTGAAGTCTCGCACTATTGCTGCCTTAAATGGGGCAAAAAATGGGACAATTGATGGGGAAGTTGTTGTTACTTTGTCTCAACGCGGTGCAGGGCTTCCATTCCTAACATTCAAGAAAGCGAAAAAATAATGGCTCAATTTAACTTAGCTGAATACGAAACAGTTGCCGAAAGAATTGCCAGGTTCTATAAGGACAGACCTGATGGCAGACTAATTACCCGCAACATTACAACTTCGCAAGACCGACAGATTTCGACTTGGGTTGTTCAAGCCTATGTTTATTTCTCTGCTGAAGATCAGGAGAAGAACTTGGCTAAGGCTACCGGTTTGGCTTTTGAAATTGATGGGGCAGGCATGGCAAATAAAACTTCTGCTCTAGAAAATGCTGAGACTTCAGCCATCGGTAGAGCGCTTGCTAATGCAGGCTATTCAGGCGATAAAAGGGCTACACGCGAAGAAATGAGCAAGGTCAAGCGTGATGTTACCCCTGCACGAAACTGGCAGGCAGCATTAGATAACATCAACGACATTGAAGGTTTGAGATCTCTTTATTTGGAAGCAAAACAGGGTAAAGTTTCGACTGCTATTCTGGAAGCAATTAAAGGGAAGGCCGATGGAATCACTGGAGTTACTGCAAACAGTTAGGATTCTTTCTGCTCATATTGCTGAGTTGGGGGAACTTGTTGTTGTTCTCGTCGATGACCCTATTTTGCGGGCTAAAACGCTTGCTAGGCTAAATGACCAAACGATTCGCCTAAACTTTTTGATGACTTTTATCCAAAATTAGGTGTTTCCGCAGTTTTTGTGCTTAGATACTTTCTATGCCGCGCAAGAAAACTGTTGATGAACAAGAGCTGAGAGCAACCGATTACGCCTGCTATCAGTGCGGGCAAGGTATTCCTGCAACGACTATTGAAAAGCGTAAGTCTCGCGGGGATGAGAACTGGCAGTTATGCGCTGATTGTGTGCGCGTTGAAACCCGCTGTATAACCTATATTCACCCTGTTTTAGGCAAGATTTTCTGTTATCCACACAAAGGCGAGCTTGACGAACTTTGGCGGCCTTTAGATGACACTGGCGGGCTGTTTAGACCTGGTGAGCGTGTTTGTGGACATCAAGATTGTGTTAATGTTAGACACATAAAAAAACACACTGCTACCCCTAAGCCTGTGAATCGTGAAGTCAAAACTGTTGTTGACCCTGAAGAGTTAAAGTTGGCGTTGCTAGAAGCTAAGAAGTATGACCGCAAGAAAGTTGGAGCGTAATGAGCAAACTAAAAATTGGCAGCCTGTTCTCTGGTTATGGGGGGCTTGATTTGGCTGTTATGAATGTTTTGGATGCTGAAGTTGCTTGGCATTGTGAATGGGATAAAGCGCCTAGTGCAATTCTTGAACATCACTTTCCTAGTGTCCCTAACTTTAGGGATGTCAGATCAGTTGACTTTAGAACTGTTGAGCCGGTTGATGTTTTGACTGGTGGTTTTCCTTGTCAAGATTTGAGTTTGGCAGGTAAAAGGGCAGGGCTTGAAGAAGGAACACGCTCAGGCTTATGGATTGAGTTTGCTAGAGCAATACAAGAGTTACAACCTAAATTAGTGATTATCGAGAATGTAAGGGGTTTGCTAAGTGCAAAAGCCAATAATGGAATGGAATACAGTCAAGAAGATTTGGATGTTATCGCAGGGAAGCAACCTATTCGAGCGATGGGAGCTGTTCTCGGAGACTTGGCCGACATCGGGTACGATGCGCGATGGTGTGGTTTACGAGCTGCCGATTCTTTTGCCCCACACAACAGGTACAGAGTGTTTATTATTGCGTTCCCCAAAAGCGAGTCAAGGTGAAGGTGGGGCGTTGGGTGAAGCTGAAGCGTTGAAGCGTGGTAATACTGTGGGTGTGAGAGATCAGGTCATGGATTTGGTTGCTGGTCAGGGGCTACAGGTTTCTAGGCAATCCGACAATCTGCTTCCTACTCCTAGAGCGCAAGAACCTGGTTCAACAAGTGCTGGGTACGGAGATGGCTTAAATGATGTTGCCAATCGTTTAGTTCATGGTTTTGCTCCTAAAGATTTGTTGTCTACGCCTGCTGTTGCTCACGTTCGTAACCATGATGAGCCTGTTGAAGATTATTTGCAGCGCAGACAGGATTTTATTGATGGGAAAACTAAAGGGATGCCAGGTGCAAGCCTTGGCGTTGCTGTAAGGATGGAGATGTTGCCTACCCCACAGGCTTTGGAAGGGCATCATGGAAACAATTTGTCTGTTAAGCACAGAGAATCGCAAGGACGGCAAGTGATGCTGTCAAATCATGCTGTTGATTTTGCAAACAATCGAGTAAATCTGTTGCCTACTGTTCAAGTTGATGATGCCAAGAATACCGGTCATAATCAGGAGCGTAGAGCAACTTTGGCTAGTGAAGTTTGGCTTGCAGAAACAACAACGAATTGGGGGAAGTTTGAGCCTGCTATTAGGCGTTGGGAAGCCCTAACTCGCCCTGCTCCTGCCCCGACTAAGCCTGATGGTAAAGATGGTGCGCACCGGTTGTCTGCCGAGTTCACTGAGTGGATGATGGGTTTGCCTGAAGGTTGGGTTACTAGCCCTGAGATTGGTTTGAAGCGTAACGATCAACTAAAGGCTTGTGGTAATGGTGTTGTTCCCCAGCAGGCTGAGATGGCGTTGAGAATACTTTTGCAAGATTTAGTTATTTAGGACAAGGTTAGGACAAAATGGGTTACAAAGAGATGGATGCTGTTTATAAGTATTCACAAGCTTCAAGGATAGATAAGTTTGTTCTTTTGACTCTTGCTAAAACTTATAACCCTGGCAGGGGTTCTTGGCCTAGTCAGGAGAAGATTGCCGAATTGACTGGTATTCCTGATGCTCGCGGTGTTCGTAGATCGTTGCAAAGGTTGCAGGTTTTGGGTGAGCTTGTTTGGATTAGGGGAAGTAATAGGTCAGGTAAAAGTAATGTTTATTTCATTCCTTTTCTTGAGTCTAAACAGGCTGATTTGACCGCTTTGTTAGATACCAAAATGACCGCTGTAAATGACCAAAATGACCTGTCAACCAGTGACCAAATTGACCCCCTATTAAATAA